CCGCGCAGGCCACGCAGGCCGCCGAGGATCGCGCCGAGGCCACCGATGCCCTCGCGCCCGCCCCGGCTGCGGACGACAACCGGGCCGAGCTGGAGCGCCAGAACGCCGAGCTGCGCAGCCGCCTGGAGCGGACCATGACCGCCGCTGGCCGGCAGGGCATGGCCGCCGCGACCCGCCAGCGCATGCAGCTGGCCGGTGGCTTCAAGGGCATGGTGCAGCGATGCGCCCCGGCCCTGGGCGACACCAGCACGATTCGCATGGTCACGGAGGCCCAGTCGGACCGACGTGACGCTTCCAAGAAGGAGACGCCCGACCGGGAGTCCCTGGAGGCCGACCTGCGGTCCCTCCTCGCCGCTGCCTATGCGGACGGCGTCATCACCGACCCCAACGAGCGGGGCGGCTGGTAGTAGGCCCAGCCTACTATCTGCCTCCTCACACCGGAGAGACATTCTCATGACCACGACTGCCTGGGCTGGCCTCGACCCCGCCCGCCGCGAGCGCTTCGAGCGTGCCATCAACGTGTCCGGTGCCGGCTCGGTGCTGGTGCAGAACTTCACCAATCGCATCATCCAGCAGCTCACCATCCGTGAGCAGGGCGCTGGTGCGACGCTGCCCCGAAAGCCGGGTTCCGGCTCGCAGGCGGTCATCAACCGTCGCAGCGGCAGCAGCATGACCGCCTCGAACGTGTGGGTGGCTGACACCGACAGCGTGACCGAGAGCACCGGTTCCGTCGCCCAGGCGACGTTCTCGTACGCGACCCTCGCCACGCGGGGCAAGGTCACCCGCAAGATGCGCGCCATCGGTCGGTCCTACGTGGACATTCTGGCCGAGGAGATGCTGGCGAAGGCCGACGACTGGAACGAGTCCCTGGAGTCCGCGCTGTTCATTGGTGACAGCGCCGCCATCACCAACCAGATTGACGGGCTGCTGACGCTCATCAACGCTGTCTCCGGACAGGTGGTGGCGCAGACCAGCGCCGCCGGTGGTGACGACCTGTCGCTCGCAAAGCTGGACGAGACCATCGACTCGGTGAAGGGCGCGGGCAACCGTGCCGACCTCGTCATCTATGCCAGCTTCCTGGGTGCGCGCAAGCTCAACGCAGCGCTCGACAGCCGCCAGCGCTTCAACGACATGATCGAGATCAGCGCTGGCTTCCGTGTGCGCCAGTACGACGGCATCCCTGTCGTGGTCAGCACCGGCCTGGGTGACGACCTCTCGTGGAGCGGCAGCGCCGTCACCGGCCTGTCCGGTGAGTCGACCAACCCCACCACGGCCCTGGTGGTCGTGAACAAGCGGCATGTCTGGATCGAGGAACTCACCCCGATGACCATGATGCCGCTGGCCCGCGACGACAGCCAGTACGAGCAGTTCGACATCTTCGGCGACATGGCGCTCGTCCAGGCGAACACCATGGGTGGCGCGCTCCTGGGTGGTATCTCCATCGCATAAAGCGGCAGCCCGTAGTCGCGCCCACCAGCTGCCCCGGCGGCTGGTGGGCGCGCTGTGTTTGGGGAGCAGTTAGGCGCAGACTCATGCGGGGTGATACAGTCCACCGCAGGAGGCACCCCATGCCAGCGCTGTCCACGACCCCGCCGCCCGAAGGCACGTACCGCTTCGTCCTGCAACACGCTCGGTTCGTGGCTGTCCCAGGCCGCACGCACCCCGTGCGGCTGGTGGGCTACGAGGAGTCCCACGAGTCCATCGGTGTGGCCCTGCCTGGGCAGCCCATGCGACACACCGTGTTTGCCCGCAAGCGTACCACGGTGGAGCGCGCCGTGCGGGATGGCTGGGTGGACGTGACCAAGCCCTGGGAGCAGTACCTGCTGGCCCAGCGCCCGAAGGCCAGCACGCCCGCCCAGGCTTCCGTGCTGGCGGTGCTGACGGAGGACTGGCAGGACAAGGCCAGCATCGTGGCCGCCAGCCACATCACCGACACCGAGTGGCGCACCACCATCAAGCTGCTGGAGGAGCGCGGGCTGGTGGAGCTGAACCACGGCCCGCGCCAGCGGAAGGCCGCCAGTAACCGGAGTTTCCGGTATAGGCGTGGACCGCGCTACGCCGACGCCCTGGTGGTGGCCGGTGGCTGAGCTGACCTCCGCAGCCCGCATCAAGCGGGTGCTGGGAATCCCGGCAGCCATCACCCTGCACGACACGTACCTGGGCGAGCTGGCCGACGCCGTGGACACCCTGGTGCTGGAGTACTGCGGGCAGCCCACGCTGACGTGGGGCAGCGGCTTCTCGGACAAGTTCGACGTGGAGCTGAACGGCATGAGCGAGGTCATGCTGCGCCGGTTCCCGGTGGAGGAAGTGACCGCCGTGCTGGATGCCGGCAGCACCCTGAGTGCCGACAGCTGGTACCTCGACAGCCGCACCGGGGCCGTGCGCCTGACCGGTGCAGGCGCAGCCTTCACCCAGGGGAAGCAGAAGGTGGAGGTGCAGTACACGGCTGGACACACCGCCGCCAGCCCTGGCCTGAACACCCTGGCCCACGCTGCCAGCGTGTGGGCCACAGCCCTGTTCAACGCAGGCCGCCACGCTGGCCTGCGCAGCGAGGGCGCTGGGAGCTACCGCTACTCCGTGGACACCGATGGTGTGCCTGCGCCTGTTCGCGCCATGCTGTCCAGCTACATTCGCATCATTCCAAGGGACAGCCAGCCATGAGCACCACCGTCATTCGCCGCCTTGTCGGCCCGCAGGACAAGCGTTTCACCACCATGATCTGCCCGTGCGGCGAGAAGGTGGTAGCCACCCCCGACCCCGGCAGGCTCGGCTACATGCGCGCCACGGTGCACACGCAGGAGGCCCTGGCATTCTGCCTGTCACGTGGGTGGACCAAGGTGCCTTCGGCCCCGAAGGCCGTGGCTGCGCCGAAGAAGCGCGCCCCGAAGAAGCGCGCCCCGAAGGTCAAGCCCAGCGGGGACAAGTAGCCATGAACGTGCTGGTGACAGGCGGCTGCGGCTTCATCGGCCAGGAGCTGGTGCAGCAGTTGGTGGACCGCTACGGTGCCAGCGCCGTGTGGGTGCTGGACGACCGTACTCGCGCAGCCACCGGCTGGTATCGCGTGCAGGAGCTGGGCGTGCGCCTGGAGCGGGGCACCGTGCAGGACGCCGAGCTGGTGCACCGCATGCTGCAGCTGCAGGTGCCCGACGTGGTCATCCACTGCGCTGCGCAGTCCCACGTGGACTTCAGCCTGCAGGAGCCCAGCGCCACGTGGATGGCGAACGCCATCGGCACCCAGGTGGTGGCCGAGGCGTGCACCGTGTGGGGCGTGCCCCTGGTGTACTGCAGCACCGACGAGGTGTACGGCAGCACGCCCGTAGACGAGGACGGCAAGACGAAGCAGGTGCGGGAGGATGCGCCGCTGAACCCCTCCAGCCCCTACAGCGCCAGCAAGGCCGCAGGCGAGCACGCTGTGCGCGCCATGGGCCACAGCGCCGGGCTGCAGTACGCCATCACGCGGGGGAGCAACGCGTGGGGGCCGCACCAGCTGGGCGAGAAGCTGGTGCCCCTGGCCTGTGCCCTGCTGCAGCAAGGCAGCGCCGTGCCCCTGCATGGCGGTGGCCACCAGCTGCGCCAGTGGGTGCACGTGGCCGAGTTCGCCGATGCCCTGCACACAGTGGCGTCAGCCCTGACGGTGGGCAAGGGCGCAGGACAGACCTTCAACATCGCCGGGCCTGAGCTGCTGTCGGTGCGTGAGCTGGTGCTGGCCCTGGCCGCCCAGGCTGGCGTGCCCGAGGAGAAGGCCGTGTGGTCCAGCGAGGACCGTCCAGGCCAGGACGAGGCCTACCACGTCAGCGGCGGTGCCATGCACCGCACCCTGGGCTGGCGTGCGCGCCGCAAGATCAGCAGCAAGGCAGAGATGAAGGCGCTGCTGGAGCACTACGCCGAGACCAATACCACCGCGCTGGTGGCCGAGTACGTCAGCGCACCGAGGACCACCGCATGACCGCCATCCTGGGACTATTGCCCACCGCCGAAGACCTGACCCCCGACGTGCAGCAGGGCCTGCACTACGCCCCGAGCGTGCTGGTGCTGGACGCCGAGCCCGGAGCTGCCCTGCCCGCCACTGGCCGGGGCAACCCCGTGGCCGCTGCTGGCACCAGCGGCCTGCTGGCTGGCCCGGTGGCCGTGCTGTGGGGCAAGGATGCCGCCCTGGCCCGCCAGCTGGCAGGCGCGCCCAGGCGCACCGTGCTGGCCGTGGTGGCCAGCAAGGCCAGCCGTCGCACCGTGGCGGCCCTGCGTAGGTTGCAGGCCGCCGGTGTGACCGTGCACCTGCTGCACTGCCCCGAGCACCCCGTGCGGGTGCTGCAGGACGGTGACACCGTGCGGCTGGAGCAGCACGCTGGCAGCTGGCAGCCCCTGGCTGCTGCGCTGCCCGAGCCCGCCACCCCTGCCCCCGAGTAGAACTGATGCACGGCCAGATCATGGGCTTCCTGCAGGGCAGGAAGGAGCACCACCCTGGGCATTTCGTGCCCGGTGTGCGCGTGCTGGAACTGGGCAGCCGGGACATCAACGGCAGCCCCCGCCAGCTGTTCGACCGCCCTGGCTTCTACCTGGGCATCGACTGCCACGGTGGCCCCGGCGTGGACGTGGTGGGCGTGGTGCACGAGGTGCTGGCCAGCCGCAAGCTGGACCTGCTGGACGTGGTGGTGAGCACCGAGATGCTGGAGCACGACCCGTACTGGCAGCAGACGCTGCAGGCTGCCGTGCCACTGCTGCGCCCTGGTGGGCTGTTCATGCTCAGCTGCGCCAGCCGCTGCCGCCCCGCGCATCACTTGGAGGACAGCCCGGTGCCTGGGCACTACGGTGGCCTGGACCCCGCCGACCTGCTGCCCGTGCTTGAGCCCATGCACCTGTGGACCAGCCTGGAGGGCTGGCTGGTGCGCAACGACTTGGACACCCTGGTGGCCGGGGTGGTGGGGGACGGGTGATCAGCAGCAGCGCGAACCGATACTTCACCTTCTACCAGCGCACAGCCTACGTGATGGACGCGGTGGCTGCAGCCGCTGCGCTGGTGCTGGACCGGGCCATCGGTGACGAGTGCTTCTTGCAGGTGGACGTGGCGGGCGGCACTACCGGCAGCGGCACCGTGACCATCACCGGCACCGACCCTGACGGGAACGCCCAGGTGGAGGCCCTGGTCTTCACCGAGAACGGCACCATCCAGACCACCGGCAGGTGGCAGGCTGACACCACGCCCACGGTGGCCACCACCGGCCTGGACGACGAGGCCACGGTGGCCACGGTGGCCATCAGCACCATCAGCGCGGACGGGCAGGCGCAGTTGCAGTTGGTCAGCAAAGCCACAGCCCGCCCCGTGCTGGTCAGCACCCTGGGCGGGGCCGCCTGGAAGGCCGCCCGGCAGGGCACGCAGGAGGCAGGCCGGGCCTATTTTGACGTGGACTACGAGGAGGTCTGGGAGCCGGACGTGGGGTACGTCGCCATCGAAGACGCCACCAGTGACGAGTGGACCGTGCAGGCCGTGGAGGAAGTGCGCGTGGGCTTCGGCGTGCGGCCCCGGCACTGGCGGCTGACGTGCCAGCGGTACGACACCTGAAGAAAACCCTTGCGCCTGTACCCGCCCTGTGGTTAGCTACTCAACAGCACACAGGAGCAGCAAGTGACCGACACCTTCGACCTGACCCACGCTGACGCCCCCGACAGCACCGTGTACGACACCAGCTTCGGCAGAATGCGCAGCCGCCCGAGCACCCTGGCCGACCGCCAGCAGTGGCTGTACAGCCAGCGCCGCGCCTGGAAGCGCGCCTTGGAGGCAGACCAGCGCGTGGCCCACCAGCGCGAGCAGTACCGAGCCCTGCGCAGCCAGGGCGTGGCCATGCGCTGCCGCTACCGCACCACCGTGCACGGCAGCACCTGGGCCGTGGTGCGCACCGCCGCCGACTTCGACGCAGCCTGCGAGACGCAAGCCCTGCGCGCCCTGTTCGACCGCGACCCGCAGGGCTACAGCTACCAGTGCGACAAGCCCCGCGCCGGCTGGGAGTACGTGCGCGCCGCCCACCGCGTGGTGGCCCTGGCCACCGACGACGCCGAGGCCGAGGCCGGCATGCAGTGCCGCGCTGAGTACCGCGCCGCATAGCCCCCGCAGCCCCCCCGCACCGCCCGCGCCCAGGCCCGCCAGCCTGGGCGCTGTTGCGTGTGGTGCGGGGTACGTGACGAGCGGGTTGTGCGGTGATACAGTCGCCGGGCTAACCGCGAACCCACGCCCAGGAGGCGACCCCGTGGCCCGACCGAACCCCGCCCTGCCCGACGACCTGCAGGCCACCGTGATGATCCCCACCGTGGGGGACCCGGCCCTGGTGCTGCCCTGCGTGCAGCGCTTGCTGGAGACCACCGTGGTCACGCACTGGCAGCTGATGCTGGTGGTGAACCCTGTGCCAGCCACTGCACCGTCGCTGCCCATGCTGCGGCAGCAGGTGGAGGCCACCGTGCAGGCGTTCAACGTGGCGTGCGACGGTCACGTGGAGCTGCACTGGCTGGAGCTGCCAGCGGCAGCCGGCTGGACCGGTGCGGTGAACGCAGGCGTGCGCTGGCTGCTGCAGGAGGGCATGCCTGGGTGCGTGGTGGTGATGAACGACGACGTGCTGGTGACGCCCAGCTGGCTGGCCCGTATGGGCAACGCCCTGGACCCGCAGAAGGTGCTGATGCAGGGCGAGGTCGGCATGCACGGCAACGACGCCCCGCCCCGCGACCCGGCTGGCTTCGGGCGCGTCGGCATGGTCGGCCCCTGCTCTAACGAGGTGGCCGGTGTGCAGAAGGTGCAGGCCCCCGAGGTGCGCATGGCGAACGGGGCCGCGTTCATCAACGACGGTGCCACCATGCTGGACCGCTTCAGCGCGGACTTCACCAAGAAGGCCAACCCGTACCCGATGGCCGCCGCGTTCCTGTCGGGGCTGTGCACCCTGTACCGTCGCGAGTGTCTGCTGGACCTGCTGATGGAGCGGGACGAGGGCTGGTGCCTGCTGGACCCCGTGTACGGGACCGGCGGCTACGACGACAACGACGCATGCCAGCGTGCGGCCCTGGCCGGCTGGCGCAAGGTGGTCGCGACCACCGTGTACGTGCACCACCTGGGCCACCAGACCCTGGACGTGCATTTCCCCGAGGCCCAGCGTGGGCTGGCGAACGCGCCGACCTACCTGCGGGCCTGGGAGCACGCCACCGACAAGGACCACCGGCTGGTGGCCGTGTACCGCGTGGCCTGGGAGGTGCCCTGGGACGTGCTGATGCTGGGCAAGAGCCTGCGCGCCGTGGCCCAGCTGGCCGACGCCGTGGCCCTGCTGGCCACCAGCAGCCCGGCAGCGGTGACCAGCTCACCCGCGTGGAAGGCTGCCATGGGCCAGCTGCCCCCGCCCGAGGCCCAGCTGGTGGCTGCGGCTGCCGACGCTGGCGACGACCACGACAAGCTGACCGCCGCCCTGGACCTGTACCTGCTGGCCGTGACCGGTGATGCCGGGCACCCCGTGGAGGTGGCCGCTGGCGTGTGGGACGGTGAGTGGAACGAGCGCGACGAGCGTAACGCCGCCATCCAGCTGGGCATGCAACTGCGGCCCGACTGGCTGCTGAGTGTGGACCACGACGAGGTGCCCGAGGACCGCATCACCCGCGCCCACGTGCAGCGCCTGATGCGCCACCCGGACCCGTCCGTCACGCACTACGACATGGGCTGGCTCAACCACTGGGACAGCCCCCGGCTGATGCGTGTGGATGCCCCCTGGGCGCACGGCTACAGCAGCAGCATGCGCGGCTTCCGGCTGTGGCGGGTGCAGCACCCGGCCTTCCAGCAGATCCTGGGCGGCAACGAGAAGGGGCTGCACTGCGGCAACGTGCCCGACGCCGGCGAGTCGTCCAAGCGCGTAGCCGCCTTCCGGTTCCGTCACTACGGCTACCTCCGCCCAGAAGACCGCCTGCGGAAGCACAACCGGTATCAGCGGCTGGACCCCGAGCCCGACGCTGTGCTGACCCAGGCCGCCATCAATCCGGTCGGCGGGTACAGCCATCTGGTCAACGAGGAGGGCATGCAGATGCAGCCCTACCACGCGGCGAACGGCATCGGCCTGACCATGCTGTGGCACGCTGGCGAGAGCCTGCACGACCTGATGCGCTGGCTGGACCTGACCTACGGCATGGTGGACCAGTGCGTGCTGGTGTGGACCGGCCCCGAGGACACCGCACCCAGCCCCGACATGCAGTACGTGGCGCAGCGCTTCGGGGCGCGGTGGACCCACCACCCGATGGCTGACGACCTCGCAGCAGCCCGGAACGCTGGCGTGGATGCCCTGCGCGAGCTGGGCGTGACGTGGTGCTGGGTCATGGACCCCGACGAGCACCTTGCCCCGCCGTTCCCCACGCTGGTGGCCATGCGCCGCATGGCCGAGGTGACGGACAGCTGGGCGTGGATGTTCCGGTTCCGCAACCACCGCCCAGACGGTCAGTTCAACTGGAGCGAGAACACCCGCCTCTTCCGCCTCGCGGACGGCGTGCTGCGGTTCGGCAACCGGGTCCATGAGACCCTGGAGGCCGGGCTGGCCCAGCTGGGCAGCATGGGCATCCACCCGAACGTGCGCTTCGCGCCGTTCCACGTGGAGCACTTCGGCCTGAACGGCGGCGATGCTAAGACGCAGCAGAAGCTGCGCCGGTACACCCGGCTCCTGGCCCTGCAGCTGCAGGACGACCCGCTGCGCAGCCCCGGTGCCTGGGTGAGCCTGGGCCTGCAGTACGGCAACGACGGGCTCTACGACGAACAGTGGCAGTGCTACGAGATGGCGCTGCGCACGGCAGGGCACGGCTATCTGCCGTTCCGCGAGGCAGCCCTGTACCATCTGCGCAAGGGACGGCACCTGATGGCAGCCGCCCACGAGCGGCTGAGCCCGGCCCACCAGCTGCACGGCCCCGTGGGCCAGCTGGTGGACGTGTTGTCGAAGCAGGCCCCTGACCAGCCCCTGCTGGGCAAGGCGCGGGGCGGTGGGGCTGTGCCCCCTGACGTGGACCTGCCCGCGCTCCTGGCCCACGCGCACGCCACTGCCGAGGGGGCCGGGCTGGTGCAGCCCACGGCCAGCGTGCAGCAGTCCCTGGCTGCGCCTGCGCTGGACGCTGCCCCCGCACCGGGCCATGATGGTGCGAAGGAGGAGCGCGACTGATGGGTGCTTCGGTGCAAGGTGCGGCCCTGGTGGCGTACAACCTGCGGCAGCTGCAGGGTCAGCAACTGGAGAAGGCGACCGAGCTGGCGCTGGGCGAGATGGGCACCGTGGCCCTGGACGCCGTGCGCCGGAACGTCACCCGCCGGGACCACACCCTGGCCGCCCTGGCCGGGATGGGCCACCCCTACGCCCGCCGCCATGGCAGCATCCGGGTTCACGCTGGCGAGACGCACGTGGTGCACCAGCACAGCGGGCGGCTGGCGCGCAGTCTGCACGGTCAACTGGTGCGCCGCCCTGGTGGCGGTGGTGCGCACTGGAAGTACAGGATCGACTTCAGCAAGGGGCCGCCGAGGTACGTCGAGCACGTCATCAAGGGCACCCGCGTCATGCTGGGCCGCGACGTGCTGGGCGCATCGGTGTACACACCCACCGTGCGGAAGGGCATGTTCAAGGCGGCTGTCGTGGTGTTCGGCCAGCAGCTGCGCACGGGGGCCGGGCTCCGGTTCCCGTCAGGCGGGTAGGCCATGTCGTTCGCTGACACCCAGCAGCTGGTGGCGGTGCTGCGGCACACCCTGCTGCAGAACGCCGAAGTGAAGGCCATCGTGGGCGGCAGGGTGCTGGGGGCACACCCCCGCACCCCCGACGAGCGCACCGTGGTGTACCCCATGGTCATCACCGAGCTGGACGGCGGCAGCGTGAGCCCCACCAGCACGTTCCAGGCGCAGACGATGTACCTGTACGCCTACAGCCGGGGGAGCCAGGGCGAGGCACACCGGCTCTACGACGCCTGCTTCGCCGCGCTGCAGCACAACCTGCTGCGCCGCGACGGCGTCACGGTGGCGGGCTACGCCATGGAATCACAGCGCCCCGAGTCGGGGTGGAACGAGCAGGCCCGCGCTTACTGGTCGCAGGGCCTGTGGACGCTGCGCGCCAGCTACAGGAGCAGCAGCTGATGCGCAGCCAGGACTGGAAGCAAGCGGCACCCAACACTCGCAAGCGCGGGCCAGCCACCACCGTGCGCTGCAGCCAGGGCCACCCTGTGGCCCTGGTGCGCGGCGACATCGACGTGCGCACCGCCACGTTCACCGAGCAGGCGTGCACCGCATGCGGTGAGGCCGTGCGCGTGCCCCGGAGCAACGCATGAGCGAGCCGACTGCGGACCAGCGCCTGGGCGCTGTGGAGGCTGCCTGCATGGAACTGCAGGACGCCGTGGGTGCCATGCACCAGACGGTGCAGCTGCTGCTGCTGCAGCACAGCGCCGAGGTGGAGGAGCAGGCCAGCCCCGGCAAGATGCGCGACAGCGTGTGGGCCTGCACCAGCTGCGGGGCAAAGCTGGGCGTCTACAACGCTGAGACGGACGAGCTGCGGCTGCGCTACAAGGAACTCGCCGTGTACATGACCCCCGGCCAGGGGGGCAGTATCAAGGTGCCATGCAGGCGCTGCGCCGAGCTGAACACCCTGGAAGACACTCGCAACACTGCCCAGGTAGCCGAGGCCGCCGCCGCCGGGAAGTAGACTGCACCCGGCTGGCGTGATAGGCTCCACCTGACATGCCGCCCTGACGCTGGACAGGCGCACGCGGTGCCCGCACTAACCAGCTGCTGGAGGCACCTGTGCCCTATAACGTACCCACCGTCACCACGAACGACATCAGCTTCGGCCCCGCCGTGCTGTACATGGGCGTGGCCGGTGCCACGCCCACCACCGACGTGGGCTCCATCACCGAGGACGGCGTGGCTGTCGAGGTGACGAGCGAGAAGCGCACCATCACCCAGGGCAACCCGAAGATCGCCCTGTACACCTTCACCCAGGCCCAGGCGGTCATGGCGAAGGTGACCGGCATCGAGTGGAACTTCGACCGGTTCGCCGACGCCCTGGGCGCTGGCAACACCACGGTCAGCGGTGCCGCTGAGACCTTCAGCTGGGGAGGCGACCCCATTGTCACCCGGCTGGCGATGCACATCGAGCATTACATGGCCGTCACGGGCAACACGATGAACGTGTACCTGTGGGAAGTCGTCAGCGAGAGCGGGCTGTCCCTGCCGTTCGGCCACGACGAGCACAGCTTCGAGTACAGCTATCAGGCCCAGCGGGTCACCACGGACTGGAACAGCGTGGCGCTGCCCGCCACCGAGCAGCTGATGCGGGTTGACCGCACGCTGTAGCTCCTGGCCGCAGACGTACACCCCACGGGCTGGGCATCTAAGGGTGCCCGGCCCGTGCTGTGCCTGGAGGGAATCTCCAACTAAGTGGAGATTGACGGTTGCACAGTTAACCGCAGCATGGTTAGCTGTGGTCATGGAAACGAACACCACCCCCGCCGCCCGCCCCCTCAACTGCTGCCCCTGCTGCGGCGACGACTGGGACTACAGCGCGGTGAGCGAGGCGCACTGGATGCTGGACGTGCGCACCAGCGGCACCGACTGCTGGGCCGAGCTGCACCCCTGCTGCCAGGGCATGGCCGACGAGCTGGAAGCCCACGGCTACGAGCTGGCCACGGGCCGCACGGTGGCCAGCGTGGTGCGCGAGCTGACCGGGCGCGACGTGCTGGCAGTGGAAGAAGACGGCACCGGCACCGTGGTGTGCCGCCTGCGCACCGTGGACCCCACCCAGGTGCTGGCCGCCACCGACGCCCACGGCAACCGGAAGGCCAAGAGCCCGAAGGGCTGGCAGACTGAGGTGTTTGCGGACGTGGACGAGAACCACCGCCACCACCCCGCCCCGCAGGGCTGGAAGTTCGGCGTGGCCGTGTACAACGGTGGCGTGAAGGTGGGCGTGGCCACGGTGGGCCGCCCGGTGAGCCGCGTGCTGCAGGCCGCCCAGCCCCACACCCTGGAAGTGACGCGGGTGTGCACCTGGGGACCCGCCCCCCTGCGCAAGAACGTGGTGAGCAAGCTGTACGCCGCAGCCGCCGAGCGCGCCCGTAGCATGGGCTACCGCAAGCTCATCACGTACACCATCCACCACGTGGAGAACGGGCGCAGCCTGCAGGCCAGCGGGTGGGTGAGCTGCAACGTGAGCGACGGCGGCAGTTGGAAGTGCGAGGCACGCCCCGACGCCAGCGAGGCCGCGCCCACGAACCAGAAGGTGCGCTGGGAGCGCGGCCTGAGCAAGAGCGCGGGCAAGGCCGTGCGCCGCACCGCCGTGGCGCTGCCCGCCGCCGCCCCTGTGGACCACGCCGCCCTGGCCACCACCGCCGCGCAGGGCTGGACCGACGACCAGCTGCTGACCGCCATCGACGGGCACAGCGCGTACCTGCCCCACGCTGGCAAGGCCGAGCGCGCCCAGCTGCTGGCCGAGGGCCGGGCCTGGGCCGCCGTGTACCGCGCCCGCACCGCCCACCTGCTGGCCGCCGTGGCCCAGGGTGGCGAGCTGCTGCTGACGGACCTGTTGGCCGCCGGTGCCCCCGCCCGGTGGGCACAGCCCAGCAGCTGGGACCGCACCGGTGCAGCGTGGTGTGCCGCCCAGGCCATGGGCCTGCAGGTGGTGCGGTTCAACCGCCGCCACAGCGTGGTGCTGGCCAGCAAGTAGCAGCGCGCCACCAGCCGCCGGAACAGCTATAAAGCGGCCTGCGGTCTGCGTTTACAGCTGGTGGCGTGTTTGCCAGCTAACCGTAAACGTGTTACCCTGTGTGCAGGCCCGGCGTCCTGCCGGTGCCAGCACACAGGAGTGTCCATGTTCAGGCACGGAGAGCAGTGGGGGCGGAAGTACGCCCCCGTGAAGGACGTGACCACCATCACCCGGAAGGGTGTGGTGTTCACGTGCAGCGAGAGCGACGACGCCACCCACAACACCAGCATCAGCTGGAAGGTGATGTACGACCGGGAGAAGCCCCGCACGCTGCCGGATGGCCGGGTGCTGGCCCGGCAGGGCCGCAGCGGGGCCAGCAGCGGGCGCATGGTGCGCCTGTATCGCAGGATGCAGCGGGCTGGGCGCAACCCCGTCGCCACCTTCAGCCTGTGCGGCGGCTGGCTGGCCCTGTAGCCGGGCCTGCACCACGCCCTGGACGGACGCCACCGCAGTCCGTCCAGGGCGTTCGTCCGTTACGGACCCTGGGCAGACCTGTGGGGAGCCGCCCGCCCAGGTGGGCCTGTACCCCGCCCAGCGGCTGGCGGGCCAGCACGGGCGACTGAGGGGCGAGCACGGACGAGGTTCGCAGTGGAGCGTGGGCGCACCCTGCGGTGCGGTGATACAGTCGGCGCACACGCCCCGGAGGTGCCCCGTGTCTGAGAACGATCCCGCCCTGGCAGCAGCTGCCGACCCCGCGACCGCCGACCCCGCCGACTTCATGGCGCAGCTGGAGGGCCTGCTGGACAAGCTGGTGCCCGAGGACGGGGTGGTGATCACCACGTGTGACGGCACCGAGCTGGCGCTGCCGGTGGCCCTGCCAGCCCGCCGGCAGGTGCGGGCCTTCCGCCTGCTCCGCGCCCTGCTGGAGCAGGCCGAGGTGCAGGAGAGCATGGCGGCCTTCCAGGGCGGCACCACCGCCAGCGTGGTGGACGCCGTGGTGGGGCTCGCCACGGACGACGGTGTGGCCGAGGCCCTGGGCGCTGTGTTCAGCGCCGCCTACCCCGACCTTCTGCCCGAGGGCACCGACCCGTTAGACGCGCTGCCGCTGGAGGAGCTGGTGCGCAGCATCCTCCCTTTCAGCGCCCGCTTCGCCCGTCAGCTGGGGACGGGGCTGGCCAGCCTGCTGCAGCTGAACCAGTAGACCCTGCCCTGGCCATGCGCCAGCTGCAGCAGGGCCTGGGTGCCCTGTTCGTAGGCGGCTGGACACTGGACGACGTGCTGGGCCTGACCTGGGACCAGCTGGAAGTGGTGTCCACCTGCGTGGCCGAGTATCGCGCCCTGCAGTTGAACACAGTGGTGGAGCTGGTGGCTGGTGCCCTGGGCGGCAAGGTGGAGAAGAAGGCCACCCGTAAACGCCCAGCGCAGGCGCGCCCAGGCAGCAGCAACACCGCCGACAAGTTCGCCGCCATCGGGGTGCAAGTGCACCCCGGCTAAGCCAGTGCGGGACGCGTGGGCCTGGGCGCGGTACGATGTACTGACACTCGTTCCCTTCAACCCAGGACCGTATCATGGCAGGTGGCACCAGCATCGGTCGCATGTTCGTTGAGCTGGGCCTCAAAGATGCCAACTTCAGCCAGGGCCTGAAGGGGGCCGAGCAGGGTGTGGCCGGCTTGCAGGAGAAGGGTGGCCGCCTGGGCGCAGCCCTGGACGGCGTGGTCAAGCGGGGATTCATGGCCGCCACTGCAGCAGCTGTCGGCTTCGCCACTGCTGCCGTGATGGTGGGCCAGGAGTTCCAGCAGTCGCTGACCAAGGTGGCCGCCATCGCCGGGGCCACCGGCTCCGAGTTCCAGGCCCTGGAGGACAAGGCCCGCCAGCTGGGTGCCAGCACCCAGTACACGGCGTCCCAGGCTGCCATCGCCATGGGCGACTTCGCCCGCGCTGGCATGGACGTGAACGAGATCGTGGCTGCCAGCGGCCCCGCCATGCTGCTGGCTGGAAGCGCCGGTGCTGACATGGCACAGTCCACGGCCCTGATGGCCAGCACCATGGCGCAGTTCACGCTGGACGCGGGCGAGGCCACCCGCATCAGCGACGTGTTCAGCACAGCGCTGCGCCGCAGCCTGTTCGACATGGGCAGCTTGACGGAGGCGATGAAGTACGCGGGCACTGTGGGTGCCAGCTTCGGCATGACCCTGGAAGAGACCACCGCCAGCGTGGCCATGTTCAGGAACCTGGGCCTGGAGGGGTCCATGGCAGGTACGAACCTGCGCATGGCCCTGGCTGCCGCTGCCAAGCCCACCGCGAAGGCAGGCGCAGCGCTGAAGAAGTACGGGCTGGAGATCCGCGACATCAACCCCGAGCTAAACAGCTTCGCGGAGATCATGCAGACGGTGGGCGATGCAGGCATCACCACCACCGACGCGCTGCAGGTGTTCGGCACGCGGGCCGGTGCCAACGTGGCCACCATCGCCCGCCAGTTCGCGGACGGCAGCACCGACTTCCACAACCTGCTGGGCGAACTGGAGAACAGCGCGGGCAGCACCGCCGACCTGTATGAAGCCATGGGGCAGACGGTGCAGTATCAGGCCCGCGTGGCCATGTCGGCACTGCAGGAGCTGCTGCTCTCCACGTTCGACACGTTCAAGGCCCCGCTGCAGGACCTGATGGCTGAGATCGCCACCACCATCCAGTACGTGGCGCAGGTGTTCAACGACCAGTCGGGCAGCATCGGGAACAGCTTTGACGACACCATCGGCAAGGCCATCACGTACCTGCAGGAGAACAGGCACGAGATCGCCACCAGCTTCGTGGGCATGGTGCGCGGGGCCAGCGAGGCCATCAGCACGCTGGGCCAGATGCTGCCACTGCTGCTGAGCATCGGCAAGGCCATGGTCCTGCTGTGGGTGGCCAACAGCGTTCGGGCCTTCACCGCCGCTGTGGTGGGCACCATCACCCAACTGTGGGCGCTGCGCGGCAGCATCCACGGGGTCATGGTGTCGCTGACCGCAGCCACCGGCGGCATCTACGCGCTGGTCGCAGCCATCGGCACGGCCCTGGCCGTGCTGGCCGTGTGGGTCAGCGGCATGCGGGAGGCCGAGCAGGCCGCCGAGAACCTGCGCGCCGCCGAGGAGCAGCTGGAGGCCGACCGCGCCGCACGGGACGCGAAGGCAGCCGAGCGCGCCGCCGCCCTGCAGTCGGGCATGGCCCTGCGCCTGGGCAGCATCATGGCCGAGCTGGAGGCCGACGACCAGCTGACCGCTGCCCTGGAGCGGCAGCTGACCGCCCTGCAGGACTTGGACGCCGAGCAGGTGGCCGCCGGGCTGGCCAGCGGCGAGCTGTTCGAGGTGATGCTGAACGGCCAGCAGGTGGTGCTGGACCACGCCACCGCGCTGGAGCTGCAGTGGGAGTCCACCACCCTGGCAACCGACGCGACCAAGGGGCTGGAGCAGGCCGAGCACAACAGCCGAGTGGAGCAGGGGAAGGTGCGGGAGGAGCTGGAGGCCCTGACCGAGCAGATGGACCGCTACAGCGGCATGACCGAGGGGTCTGGGTCGGCGACCCTGTTCTTCAACGAGCAGCTGTCTGGATACGGTGACACCATCGATGCCGTGCGGGCGAAGCAGACCATGCTGGCCGAGACGCTGGAAGGGCTGGAAGCCGTTGAGGACGGGCTGGTGGCAGGCCGGAAGAAGGCCCTGCAGGAACTGACGCGGAAGGAGACGGTGCTGGCGAAGGCGGCGGACCGCACCGGTGAAGCCGACAAGCGCGCCGCCGCCGCCGCCCGCGAGCGGGAGAAGGCCGAGCGCGAGCTGCAGAAGGCCCTGGAGAAGCGCGCAGGCGTGGTGGAGGGCCTGCAGGACACGCACGCCGCCCTGTACATGACCGACGAGCAGGCCGCAGCCGCCAGCTACGAGAAGCGCCTGGACGCCCTGCAGGCCACGTTCAACACCGAGCGGGCTGCCCGCGAGAAGCTGGGCGAGGACACCCTGGAGCTGGACCGGGAGCAGGCCCAGGCTGAGGCCCTGCTGTGGAACACGCACCAGAAGCAGCTGGCCGACCAGCGGGCGCAGGAGGAGCTGGCCGCCGCGAAGCAGCGGGCCGCCCAGGTGAACGCCCTGCTGGCCGAGGAGGCCAGGGCCGGGGCTAACACCCTGGAGGGCATCGAGCTGGACCGGCTGGCCGCACTGGAGGCAGCCGAGGGCGCGGGGGCCGAGGACGTGGCGGCCATCAACGCCGTCTTCGACGCCCGGCGGGCCAGGGCGCGCAAGACCCTGAGCGACCGCGTGACGGACACCACCAGCGACGAGAATGCCGAGGTGGTGCGCCTGACCCGCGAGCGGGACGCCCTGCTGGCCGAACTGGACACCAGCATGGTGGAGGAGCGCGCCGCCATCATGGCGCACTACGGTGAGGCCATCACCCAGGCCACGGGAGACGCCGCTGACGACGGAGAGGACAATAGCGGGCGGCTGGGTGCCGCGCTGCGCAAGGTGGGCGACACCGCCCTGGCCGTGGGGCGCAAGGTAGCGGACGCCATGAAGGGCGTTGTGTCTGGTATCGGTGGCCTGCTGGTCGGCATCACCGGCTTCAGCTTCAGCCTGTTCGATGCCGTCAGCGACGTGAACGACCAGCTGCAGAAGGCCGCCGAGCTGCAGGAGGAGCTGGCCAGCGGCGAGATCGACCAGCAGCAGTACGACAAAGCCATGGCCGACCTGCCCGCCACCGCCGAGGAGGGTGCCCAGGCGTTCGTGGACGAGCTGCTGGGCGGGGTGCTGGCCATGGTGGACACGTTCGTGGCCGCCGCGCCGGTGTTCGTCACCGAGCTGGCCGCAGCTGTGCCTGCTGCCCTGGCCAGCCTGCTGGCCGCCATCCCGCAGATCGTGTCCTCGCTGGTGGCATCGGTGCCCACCCTGGTGGGCGCTGTCGCGGAGGCGCTGCCTGCCCTGGTGGCCACCCTGGTGGCACAGCTGCCCGCTCTGGTGGACGCCCTGGTGGCGCAGCTCCCTGTCGTCATCGACGCGCTGACCGAGGCCATCCCTGTGCTGGTGGCTGGCGTGGACGAGGCCGTGGTGCGCGTGCTGGCTGCCATCCCCGGCATCGTGGAGAAGCTGCTGGAGCAGCTGCCCACCATCATCACCGCCGTGGTGGCCAGCGTCCAGACCGTGGTGGGCGCGCTGGTGGAAGCCATCCCGGTGCTGCTGCAGGTGCTCATCGAGCAGCTGCCGACCATCACCATGGCCCTGCTGGACGGCGTGCTGTCGCTGGTGGGCACCGTCATCACCGAGGTGGTGGGCAAGCTGGTCCCCGCCCTGGTGGGGATGCTGCCCGAGCTGGTGCAGATGCTGCTGTCGCTGGTGCTGTCCACGGTGCAGGAACTGGTGGCCCAGCTGCCTGTGCTCGTTGAGGCGCTGCTGCTGGCTGTCACCGACGTGGTGGTGGCCCTGGTGGAGATGCTGCCCGTGCTGCTGACAGCCGTTGTCAGCATGGTGCCGAAGATCATCAGCGCCGTCATCGACCTCATCCCGGCGGTCATCCTGGGCATCGCTAACGCCCTGCCCGCCATCATGGGCGCGCTGATGGACCTGCTGCCGACCCTGATTGTGGCCCTGGTCACGGAGCTGATCCCTGCCCTGCTGCTGTCCATCCCCGCGCTGACGAAGGCCCTGGCCATCGAGCTGCCGCTGGCCCTGGCCGGTGCCCTGGTGGAAATGGGTGCAGCCATCGCTGATGCCATCTGGGTGGGCCTGCAGAAGCTGGTGCAGTTCTTCAAGGATGTCATCGCTGAGATCGTGTCCCTGGGTGCCAAGAAGACCGAGTCGTTCGGGGACACCCCCGGTGCCGTGCTGGCTGGCGCAGGTGGCATGACGGCCCGCTTCGCGCCGGGCGACAGCATCATCGCGGCCCAGGACCCCATGGAGCTGCTGCGGCAGGCCCTGGACGCCGTGCAGGGCGGGCTGGCTGGCGCGCTGGCTGGGTCCACCGTGCGGCCCGCCAGCATGAGCATCCCCGGCCTGGACGCCGTGGGCGTGGCCATGCTGCAGGCCGCAGACGCCATGACCGGGGCAGGCCCCGGTGCCCAGGGCGGTGCCCAGGGCGGCAGCTGGAGCGTCACCCTGGAGGCTGACGGGCAGGTGCTGGACAGTGTGCTGTACCGTGCAGGCACGCGGGGCAAGGCCCCGCAGCTGGAGCGCCGGGCGCGTAAGGCCACGGTCCAGGCTGGCGTGCACCCAGGATTCCAGCGCGGGAACTACCAGAAATGAGCAGGGAGTAGCTATGGCTGTCGTCTTCGCGTGTGGGTGGGAGCTTGCTGCACCCCTGCCGGACTACCAGAACAGCGGCTGGACGGCTGCTGGCACGCCCGACCCACGGGAGGGAGGCACGTTCGCCCAGCACCCGGACGGATACGGTGGCGGCGAGCGCAGCCTTGCACTGCCCACGAACAGCGCCTGGATGGAAGCTGCCCAGGTGTTCTCCGCGCCCAGCAACTGCTGCGTCAACACTATGGTGCGAGGCACGGGTGTCTACGTGACAGACGGCACCGTGCTGAAGCTGCTGGACGACAACGGCGACACCGTGGCCGAGGTGAAGTCGGTGGACGCGGGGGCCACCAGCAGGCTGGCCCTGCTGCACGCAGGCACCACCGTGGGCACCAGCGCTGCACGGCTGGCTGCGAACCAGTGGCACCGGCTGGCGGTCACCTTCCAAGACGTGGCCAGCGTGGCGCACTGCAAGCTGTACATGGACGGCCAACTGCGCGTGAGCGGCACCGCAGCGCTCACCACCCTGGCCACGGTCACCGGCCTGCGCTGGGCCGGGGCCACCACCGGCACCATGTTCCACGACCACACGGTGGTGCATGACAGCCTGCCAGAAGCCACCGTGGCCACCTGGGTGCAGGGCCTGCGCCCGAACGCTGACGACATCAACGGGGCGTGGACCCCGAACCCCGCCGGCAGCACGTGGTCGCGTGTGGTCGATGCGAACGACGGTCTGGAGATGCAGACCACCGCTTCCAGCGTGTTCAGCGTGAACCTGGACAACCGGAGCGCGGTTAACGCTGCGTGGCTGGCCCCCGAGGTGCACGCCGTGCAGGTCTGGTGCAACGGCAACGGCGACGGCAGCCTGGATGACGGGCAGGCCCAGCTCAACCTGGGTGCCAGCGTGGTCACCGGGACTACGATGTCCATGAACCCAGGCGGCTCGCTGGCCTGGGCCGTGGCACCCGATAAGCCCGGCGGAGTCGGCTGGGCCGCCACCGACCTCGACAACATCAGCACCGGCTACAGCGCCGCATAGGAGCCGGGATGGCCGCACGCTCACAGGGACACGTCGCATCGGTCGTTCACTCCGGTGCCACCCTGGCCCGCTGCCAGGGCATGGTGGCCGAGGTGGTGTGGTCCTCGCGTGCCCCTGGGCGCAGCGAGCCCCGCAGCTTCCTGCTGTTCCAAGACGCCCAGCTGGGCGGTGGCCGGGCAGCGTTCAACCAGAAGCCCGAGGAGGAAGGGGCCTTCCTGGCAGTAGCCTACGCGGACCTCGGCAACGAGGGCGATCTGGTGCCCTACGTGAGCGGCGTGTGGGACACCGACCCAGGCGTGGCCCAGCAGACGCCCGCGCCCCTGGCCCTGCGTGTGCAGAAGACCGGCAGCCTGTGGAGCAGCGCCGAGTGGGCCTACCAGTACGAGCCCGACCAGCCCGACCAGTGGCGCGGAATGGACGACATGCGCTGGGTCCACGACGTGCACACCCCGTTCGGCGGCAGCGCCGTGCTGGGCAGCTGTTACGCCGTCTGTCACAGCAGGGCGTTCAACCGCATCGTGGCGGGGTACCACCCCACCGGCACCACCGACCTGCAGTGGGTATACCGCAGCGCCGGCAACGCCGACCCGAAGGCGTGGGGGCCGCTGCAGACCCTGACGCTCAAGCCCACGCGTGGCCCCGACCTCAGCGCCGGGTACAGCACCATCTGGGAGCTGCCTGACGGCGCGATGCGCTGGGCGTACAGCTACGCCCCCGACACCACCGTGCCCAACGAGCTGGACATCGACATCCTCGGCAGCACGGACGGCGGGCAGACCTGGGATCTGGTGAAGGAGCGCGTGGTCACCGACCTGTACGGTGCGCCGCAGGTGTTGCGCCGATTCAAGGTGGCCGCCAGCGGCGACTGGATGCGCATGGAGCTGTGGAACGACAGCGTGACGAACTCTGGGCTGGTCAGCGCCACCAGCACCGACCGGGCTGCCACGTGGCAGCTGGTGCCCGGTGCCGAGGACGGCGACGGCACCGACGACACTGGCGCGAACGCTGATGCGAACGGGAAGTACGAGACCTGGGACCTGTGCGCTGTGGACAGCAGCGGCACCTTCATGCGGGTGCGCACCCGCAGCACCATGGCCCACCTCGACTTCCAGCTGGCCACCCGCGACGGCACCTGGGACACCATCGACGCCACCCTGTCGGCCACCTTCGCAGCCTCCGACACCGACGTGGTCAACGTGATGTGCGCCGGTGGGGCCGGGCGGTGCTTCGTGCTGGTGTTCCGCAGCGACCACCATGGCGCTGCCACTGGCCTGGACTACTGGTCCTCGGCCAGCTTCATCATCCCGGCTGACCGGGTGGAGCGCGGCTGGCCCAGCAACGAGGACCCCCGCGTGAACCGCTGGGCGAAGTGGGGCGGCACCGACTGGCTGGGCTACGCTGGCGCGGCCCGCATGCACCCGAAGGGCTGCACCCTGGCCTGGGTGGGCGACCGGCTGGCGCTGGTGGGTGGTGCCGTGGACCGGCAGACCGGCACCAGCACCGCCGCATGGCAGACGCCCGCCATGCACTACATCGGCGGGGCCAGCCGCAGGCCCGTGCGGCGGCCCCTGCCCACGCATTTCGACATGACCGGCAGCCTCGTCCGGTACAGCTGGAACGCCGCCCTGGGCAGCATCGACCCCGGTGGCGCGGCCACCAGCGCGTTCATGCCGTGGGGCCGGTCGGGCGGTGGCACGCCCACCCGCACGTGGACCCCCGAGGCGCAGACCATCCAAGTGGACCCGACGGACACCGACGGGTACGCTGTGTCGCAGGCCCTGGCTGGGCTGCTGACCACGGTGGCTGACAACGGCTCCATCTGCTGGAGCACCCGCGCCCTGCCCGGCACGGTGCCCGGCACCCCGTACCCCACCAGCTGGACCCAGGTGGGCCTCGGCAGCCCCCGGTGGGGCATGCACGTGCAGTCCGAGAGCGTGCGCAGCGCTGGCCTGACCCTGGACCTGGGTGTCCACATCGACGGCAACGACGGCAGCTTCGCCGTGTACGACTGCGCCGCCCAGCTGACGCTGTTCGTCAGCGACCCCGGTGCCCTGGCTGGCATCACCAGCGGTGACTGGTACGACTTCCGTGTGGGCATGGCGCACAGCCACGCCCTGGAGATCCCCGGTGCGCCGCAGCTGTTCGTAGACATCGGCGTCGGCAAGGCTGGCGACTACACCATGGTGAACACCGGCCTGCTGACCATCACCGGCGGGGCACCGCTGGCCACCGCCTATGAGCTGGTGGAGTTCGGCCACCAGAGCACCCCCGTCACCAGCAGCAGCATGCAGTGGCGCGAGTGGCTGTACAGCAGGGAGGACGCGCTGGCCCAGGTGGGGTTCACCAACCCTGGCACCCTGCGCGGCTTCGACTGCATCCCCCACGTGCAGCGCGTGGGCGCTGGGCACGACGTGCTGTGGGGCGGTGCGGGCGGCTTCAAGGGCGACCTGTACGACAGCCCCGTGCGGTACGAGTACGGGGCTGGGCAGATGCTGGGTGCCAGCCCTGCCAGCCAGTGGCACAGCACCACCAGCACCACCCAGACGAGCGTGCTGGACGCCACCCTGGTGCGGTCCGACCAGAATGCGCGGTTCGTCCACGCTGGCTGCGCCGGCATCAGCACGAACAGCAGGTACTTGGACCTGGAGTACAGCGACAGCCAGAACATCGCCGACCCCGTCTACCTGCGGGTGGACGGCCTGCGCTACAGCGTAGGCGTGCAGGCCACCGCTGCGCCCACGCACGTGCAGGTGAGCGGCGGCCCCTGGCAGGACGGCGAGCTGACCGGGCACTACCTGCGGGCACAGCCGGGCGCGGTGGCGAACCCCGGCATCCTGCGCATCGCGGGCAACGCGGGCAGCTGGGTGCACCTGACCGGGCTCAGTCTTGCTGGGTCGCTGGCGAGCTACGGCATCACCGCCGGGGCCACCCTGGACGTGTGGGGCACCCAGCACCTGCACGCGTTCGATGACTGGCCCGAGGGGGTGCGCGTCATCACTGCGGGCGGGCTCGTGGACGGGGCCTTCCCCCGGTACGTGCGGGTCAGCATCCCTGGCGCTGACGTGCAGGGCGAGCCGCCCGAGGGCTACTGGCAGCTCGGCAGGCTGCAGGCAGGGCTGACGCTGCCCGTGCTGGTGCCCCTGGCCTGGGAGTCCGTGAAGGACGACGAGGAGGGGAACATCGACCTGCAGACCATGGCCAGCGGGGTGCGCGTCGGGTACGAGGCCGGGGCACCCAGGCGCACGTGGAGCGGCACCAGCAAGGGCGACGTGAGCCGCTGGCGTGTGGCGTTCCGCAGTATGGTCAAGGCCCTGGGCCGCTACAGCCAGGAGCCGGTGGTGGTCTGCACCGACGACCAGCAGCAGAACCTGCGCGGCCTGTACAGCCGGTTCATGGGCGGCACCGACATGGCGAACGCTGGCTGGCAGTGGAACGGCGACCGCTCACGCTGGGAGCGCATGGGCGACCTGAAGGTCACGTTCGAGCAGGAGGTTTAGTCCGTGGCCGCCGTCCGCAACGAGTACCAGCTGCACCCGGCCATGACGCACTGGCGTCATGGCCAGCGTGGTGGCCACACCCTGCTTAACGATGCGTGGCGACGGCAGCTGGAGCGCGACCCCGACCTGAGCGAAGCCATCCTGTGCGTGCAGCTGGTGTTCGGGGCCGACTACGAGCTGCATCTGGCGACGAAGAAGTGCAGCACCACCAGCTCGTTCACGGGGAAGAAGGTCAACTTCCAGGGGGTGCTGGCCAACAGCGCCGAGGTGGCCTGGGAGTACGAGCCGGGCGAGGCCAACAGCGTAGCGAAGACGCTCAGCCTGCGCCTGCCGAACGCCCTGGTGGATGCTGCCGCCCTGGTGCGGCAGGCCCGCGTGCTGGCAGGCGTGGCCGAGGTGTCGCTGCAGGTGGATGGCGGGGACTACGACGACCGGCTGGTGCTGATGCGCGGCGACCTGACGGACGTGAAGTACAGCGCCGTGACCCAGCTGGTCAGCTGCACCGTGGCCGACCCGAAGGGGTCGGTGGACCTGCACCTGCCACCGTACACGCTCACCAGCGACCGGTTCACCAACATCATCAACGCCAGCGTGGGACAGGTATTGGCCGTGGTGATGCCCAGCTTCGGGGGCATCCAAGGCTGGTTCGTGGACAACCACCCCACCGCCCCGGAGGTGGTGGTGTGCCACGGCCACCTGGACGTGGACACGGTGTACGTGGACGGCGTGGCGTACTCAGACGTGAGCCCCATCTTCCCGTGGTCCGTGCTCCACGGGGTGGACCGGCTGGGCGCACCCTACACCGCCGTCCAGTTCAACGGCGGCACCGGCACCTTCGACGGCGAAGGTGGCGAGAAGGTGTACGTCGAGCTGAGCGGCGGCCCCACCAGCGGCAACCCCGTGCAGGTGGTGCGCCGGCTGGTGGAGCAGCACACCACCCTGGGCGTGCCCGGTGCGAACGCCCTGCTGTTCGGCAGGGCCGAGGCCCGGTCAGGGTACCTGCTGGGCCGGTGCTGCGCGAACGCCAGCGGCAGCGGCAACGTGAAGGCCCTGGAGTTCATCGAGGGCTCGCTGCTAGAGTCCTTCCCGATGCTGTCCATGGTGTGGGCCGGTGGCGGGTACGCCCCCGTCTACACCGACCGGAAGGCCGGGCTGCCCGCCTTTCGACTGGTGGCCGACCAGCACCCCGTGCTGGACCGCGCCACCAGCGTGGCCGAGCTGCCGAAGACGGACTGCTTCAACACGTTCAGCATCCAGTACAACTATCAGCCTCTGGACGACGAGTTCCTGGGCTACGCCGAGCGCACCCCTGCGAACAGCGCCCTGTGCGAGCTGAGCCGCCGGGTGACCGGAGAGCGCCACGCCGACACCATCGAATCCCTGTACATCACCGACGCCCAGGTGGCCGAGCTGGTGATGGACTGGCTGGTGGCGCACCGCACCATGCCCGCCCACGACGTGGCCTACGACGTGAGCCCTGGGCTGGTGGTGCAGCTGGTGCTGGGAGACAATGTGGCACTTGACGACGCCGAGTTCGGCTGGGACGACACCGTGGCCACCGTGCGGAGGCTGGTGTACAGGCCCGCACGTGGCGAGCTGGGCCTGCGCGTGTGGAACGACGCCGTGGAGCTGAGTGGTGCCACGTCCGTGGGTGGAGGCACCACCGGCGGCATCGGCAGCGGTAACGGCGGCGGTGACTAGTGATCCCGCCCCTGCCGATGCCTACCACCGCCGACGTGCGCGTGGCCATGCGAGCCCTGCATGCAGCCCTGCCCGAGCCCTGCGCTGTGGTCCAGGCGCACGTGGATGGCCTGGAGGAGCGGGTGCAGCTGCTCAGCAGTGACGACGCTTTCCGGGCCTACCTGCTGGCACGCGCCCGGCAGGACGGTGCAGTGCTCCACCTGCTCCGCAGCCTGGACGACAGCGTGCTGGCCCAGCTCGCAGCTGGCGAGAAGGCCAGGGGCGAGGCCGAGCTGCTGAGCGCAAAGAGCCGGCAGGCCCGGTCACTGACCACGAGGCAGGTGTTGACCCAGCCTGTGGTGCTGGCTGTGGTAGGCATTCTGAGCACAGCCGTGGGGGGGGTGATGACGCTCATTCTCCACTTTGCAGGAGCACAATAATGGCAGCCGCCCCGACCCCCGCCAGCCTGTTGCTCGCTGCGGTCGCCCGTGGCGAACGGTGCCCCGACCCCACGCTGCGGGCGCTGCGGGCTGTGCTGACCCCGCTGCCTGGGTGCCCTGCCGAATGTCCGGACATCACCACCGGCCACGCTGGCGAGCACGCTGCCCTGCTCTATACAGCCACCCCGCCGCCGTGCCTGCGCGCCGAAGCGCCCCGCCACGCCAATGAGCGTGATACGGTGGCCGCCCCGCTCCACCTGAAGGAAGTGATGCGATGACCATCCTCGACAAGCTGAAGTCCCGCAAGTTCTGGTTCGCCCTGGTGGGTGCCATTCTCCCCATCGTCATGCAGTTGCTGACCGGAGAGCTGACCTGGGAGCTGGCCGTGGCCGCGTCCGTCACGGTGATCGTCGGGTACCTGTTCGGCCAGGGCTACGTGGACGGCAAGACCGCCGAGGCCGCCATGACCGTCGTCACCGAGGCCCCCGCGATTGGGGCTGGCGGGGCCGAGTAGTGCCCGACTGGCTGCTGGCCCTGCTGGGTGCCCTGGCTGGCCTGCTGGCGGGCGGTGGTGGGCTGGCCCTGTGGCAAGCCCTGCGCGGATCACAGCAGGCCCCTGCTGCCCCGCAGCCGCCACCGCCCGCCCCTGTGCCCCCGGAGGTGCTGGAGAGCAGCAGGAGCGTGCTGGAGGCCGCTGCTGCGGCTGGGCACGTGGAGGTGGTGGAGGCCCTGGCCGACGACGACCCCGAGGGCGCGGTGGCCGACCTGCTGAACGGGAGGCACCCGTGATCCTGCTGCTGCCGCTGCTGCTGGCGGTGGGGCCTGCGCAGGCAGGCCCGCCGCAGCTGCCGCCCGCGCCAGTAGAGACAGAACCACTGGACAGCCAGTGCGAGCAGGCTGTCCCCCTGCGCGCCGGTGCAGCCGTGCCCCCTGAGCTGCTGGCCCTGGACGGCACCCTGGCCTGCGGTGCGGTGGCAGTGCCCACCACGACCGTGGCCTACTTCCTGGCGACCGAGGTGTACGCCGCCGAGGCGACCGCCCTGTACGCCCTGGAGGTGACCGCCCTGGAGGCCGAGCGCGCTCGGCTGCAGCAGGAGCTGCTGGCCACCCAGGGCGAACTGGCACTGGAGCAACAGGAGCCGCCCTGGCTGCAGCAGCCGCGCACCCAGCGCTGGCTGGGCCGCGCCGAGGTGGCCCTGGTGGTGGCCCTGGTGGCAGGCGGCACCGTAGCCCTCGTCAACGCTGGCAGCTGAGCCCATGCGCATCGCTGTCAGCGGTGGCCATGGCCGCCTGGGCACCCACGTGGTGCGCCACCTGCGCCAGCAGGGACACGTGGTCGAAGCCCCGCCCCGCGAGCTGCTGGACTGGACCCAGCCTGCAGCTGTGCACCGGACCACCGGGTGGAAGGACCGCGTGCTGGCCCTGGCCAGCTGGACCGACGTGCCCGGTGCCCAGCTGGACCCGGCTGGCTGTGTGCGCGACACCGTGGGCACGGTGGAGGCCACCCTGCGCGCAGCCAGCCGCAGCGCCGCCGTGGTGCATTATGTGAGCACTGACTACGTCCTGCCCCTGCTGCACGGGCAGGGGGTGGCGGGCGTCTACGCCGCCGCGAAGCTGGTGGCCGAGCAGCGCGTACTGGCCGCCAGTGGTGGCCGGCACCGGGTGGCGCGGGTGGCGTTCGTCACCCCCGAGCAGGCCGCCGACTGGTCCTGGGTTGACGGCATCAGCGTGGCGAACAGGTGCTGGGTTGACGAGCTGGTGCCACAGCTGGCCAGCTGGGTGCTGAGCGAGGGTGGTCCGCAGCTGGTGCACCTGGGCGGGGATGCCTGCACCCTGGCCCAGCTGCTGCGCCGCAGGTACCCCGCGCACCCCGCGCTGCAGCGCGTGGTGACCGACCACGACGAGCTGGCTCGGCTATCCATAAACCCGCGCCCACAGGACACCCGCTGGCCCCGGCCTGCATTAGTTTGCGATTAGTGTTGCGCATGTACGCGCCCTGTGGTTAGGTGCTCTGGCGAGACGGCAACCCAGCCGCCCGGCACACAGGACGCAGACATGACCACCGACAACACCAGCCCCATGCGCAGCACCGACGACACCACCATGACCCCCGTGACGGGAGGTATGGCCAGCATGGTGTGGTGGGCCTTCAACGGCACCCGCATCACCCCCGACGACCTGCGCACCCGCGTGGCTGCCGCCGGCATGGACCCCGACACCGTCGGCGACATCGACCCCGTGCAGGCCCTGCACCGGGCGGCCCGCGAGTACAGCGTGCGGGAAGGCAAGCGCCGCGTGATGGAGGCCGCCGTGGCCCACGAGGACGACGCCACTGTGGTGGTGAACCTGCTGAAGCTGCAGAAGCAGGGCAGCCGCAAGGTGGCGAAGCTGCCCGTGGACACCCTGGTGTGGGACAAGGCGGCGAAGGGCTGGTTGCCCGGCGGCCTGGGTGCCACCGAGTACGCCAGCAAGCTGCGCACCGCAGTGCTGAAGCGGCAGACCTACATGGACGGCAACGACGTGCGCGACCTGCTGGTGATGCCGGCCATGGCCAAGAGCAGCAGTTTCACGCTGCGACGTGGTATGTACGTGGTGCCCCACACCACGGCCCAGCCGCTGGCCGAGGCCCAGGCTGCCCTGCACGGGCTGGAGAGCTTCCAGTTGCACGTGGCGAACGTGGCCCCCGGCCAGGGCTGGGAGCAGCCCATGCGGCAGGCCGCCGACGAGCAGCTGCGCAACGAGCTGGGCGAGCTGCAGCAGCAGATTGAGGGCTGGCGCGACATGGCCCACCGGGTGCGCAGCGACACCCAGGCCCACGTGCTGGCCCGGTTCGCCAGCCTGCGCAGCCGCGCCGAGCTGTACGCCCAGGCCCTGAGCGTGAGCCTGGAGGACCTGCAGGACGACGTGGCAGACATGGAGGCCCTGGCCGAGCAGGTCATCGAGGAGAACGACGCGGACGCGGAGGCGCGCAGCACCACCGTGGTGCCGGCCATGCCCCCGGCCCAGGCGCTGCGGGAGGCCCTGGCCGCCATGCCTGTCAGCCAGTTGCAGACCCTGTGGATGGCGCTGTGCGACGGCGACATGCCCGACGAGACCGCCGGGCTGGTGGAGCAGGTGGCGGTGGCGCGGGAGGGCAGCGCCGCAGCGTAGCCCCGCGCCCCGCACCACCCACGGCCCGCCATGCCCAGCATGGCGGGCCGTGCTGCGTGTGGTCCCTGCAGGCGCAACCGTGCGTCCATCGGAAGAAAGGTGTTGCGCGTGTACCCCGCGCGTGGTTACGTGGCCGCAGCACACAGGAGCTGACATGACCGAGAACAAGCCGACCCTCCCCGCCGCCCACAGCCAGCTGCAGCAGCTGCGCACCGAGCTGAAGGCCGCCTTCGTGGGCCGTGACGCCGAGATTGACGGGCTGCTGCAGGCCACCATGGCCCGCACCCACCTGCTGCTGCTGGGACCCCCTGGTACCGCGAAGAGCCTGCTGACCCAGGTGTTTGCTGACGCCCTGGGCGGCAGCTACTTCCAGCGCCTGCTGACGGCGTTCAGCGCCCCGGAAGAGGTGTTTGGCCCCTACGACCTGAGCGCCCTGGACGCAGGCCGGTACGAGCGCGCTGTGCAGGGCTACATGCCCACCGCCACGACTGCGTTTCTGGACGAGGTGTTCAAGGCGAACAGCGGCGTGCTGAACGCCCTGCTGACCATGCTGAACGAGCGCGAGTACGACAACGGTACCAGCCGCATGCAGTGCCCGCTGCAGGTGTGCGTGGGTGCCAGCAACGAGTACCCCGAGGACAGCAGCCTGGAGGCGTTGTACGACCGGTTCCAGCTGCGATACTGGACCGAATACGTGCCCACCCGCAGCGACCGCCTGCGCCTGATGACCTGCGCCGACCCGGCCAGCATGGTGACCGCGAAGTTGGCCCCCGCTCAGGTGGCCGAGCTGCAGCAGGCTGCCCGGCAGGTGGTGGTGCCGCCTGCCGTGCTGGAGGCCCTGCTGGACGTGGCCGAGGCGCTGGCCCAGGAGCACGGCATGGTGGTGAGCGACCGGCGGCTGCGCGCCAGTGTGAAGCTGGTGCAGGCCCGCGCCCTGCTGAACGGGCGCATGGTGGCGCGGAAGCTGGACCTGCAGGTGCTGAGCGACAGCGTGTGGCACCGCCACGAGCAGCGCCCCGCCGTGCACGCCACGGTGCTGGCCTGCGCCGCCCCTGCGCTGGCGAAGGCCCAGCAGGTGGCCGACGCCGCCCGCGAGACGCTGGACAGCCTGGGCGAGAACGCCCCCACCGAGGCTATGGAGAAGGCCATGCAGCAGCTGCTGGGCCAGGAGGGTGAGATTCGCGACCTGGACGTGGACGCCGAGGAGGCCGAGGACGTGCGCGCCCTGCGCGCCCAGGTGGCCGGCTACCGGAAGGCACTGGCCCGCCGCGTGGCCCTGCAGAACCCCGCCCTGACCAGCGCCCTGCGCCGCTGAGCAGCTGCGGCGGGTGCGCCCCTGGGCCGCCCGCTGCACTGTTTGCGATTAGCGCTTGCAAGTGTACCCCGCACGTGGTTACGTGCCCACAGCACACAGGAGCCACCATGGCACGCCCCGCAGCCTTCCACACCACCCGCCACACCGATGCCACCATGGCCGTGGGCCGGTGGGCCGCCTACCTGTACGCCAGCCGCACCGAGGCCAGCGATGCCCTGCGCCGCAGCGTGTGCCGCACGAAGGTGGCTTTTCAGGGCCGGTGCCACGACAGCCGCGACGAGCAGGCCGAGCGCCGCCGCATGGACGCCCTGGCCGACTGCCTGGGCCGCGAGGTGTACGCCAGCCTGTACGACGCCCAGGGCACCGAGCGCCTGGACAAGCCCGCCCCCGGCACCGAGCTGGTGACCCAGGCTCACGAGCAGTTGCAGGCGCTGCCCGAGTATGCTGCCCTGCAGCAGCAGGTGCACGGCGACCCCGACCTGAGCGCCGTGGCCACCGCCCAGCTGCTGGGTGGCGTGGCCGCAGCGCTGCCCGAGCAGCTGGCCGAGCAGAAGAAGAAGGCCGAGCAGGATGCCCTGGAGGCCCAGGGCCGCCGGGTGCGCGGCCCGAAGGCCGACCCCGAGGGGGCTGTGCGCCGCGCCCTGCGCCGTGCCGTGGGTGCCGCCGCCGAAGGCGCGGCCCAGGCCCGCATGGCGCTGGAGGGCCTGGAGCCCGGCCTGGGCGCGCCCCCTGCCCAGCACGAGCAGGACGACGCGGGCCGGCTGGCCCTGGCCGAGCGCGTGGGCACCGACCCCCGGCTGCAGGCAGTGATGAAGCTGGCGGGCCGCCTGCAGCGGCTGGCCGCCACCGGCAAGCGGGAGCGCGACCCCATGGGCTGCACCACCCTGGTGGGCGTGACCATGGGCGGCGACCTGCCCCGCGCCTTGCCCACCGAGCTGGGCCTGCTGCGCCACCCGCGCCTGCGCCGCCTGCAGCTGGCGAAGCTGGCCGACCGCCGGCTGCAGCAGTACGCCCTGGAAGGCAAGACCCCGAAGGGGCGCGGCCCCGTGGTGGTGCTGCTGGACGAGAGCGGCAGCATGGACGGCGACCGCAGCCTGTGGGCCAGCGCCGTGGCCCTGGCCTGCCTGGGCAACGCCTGCCGCGAGCGCCGGGCCTGCACCATCATCGGCTTCAATGGCGGCCTGCGCTACTGTGTGAGCCTGGACGCCCAGGGTCGCGGCTGGAGGCATGGCCTGCACGGCAGCCACGCCATCGCGCAGGGGCAGGAACTGCGCATGGGCGGCTGCGCCCAGGTGGCCCTGCACGTGGCCACCAGCCGCCCGAGCGGCGGCACCAGCTTCGACCCACCCCTGCAGGCGGCCCTGGCCCTGCAGGACGGCGTGGTCAACGAGCGCGCCGACCTCGTTCTGGTGACGGACGGCCACGCCAGCGCCAGCGCCAGCACCATGGCGCAGCTGGCCGACGCGAAGGCCGAGCGCGGGCTGCGGGTGTTCGGTCTGACGATAGGCGGTGGCAGCCTGGGCCACGCTGTGCAGCAGCTGTGCGACAGCGCCGTGGACCTGGACGACGCCATGGCACGCGACAACGCGAAGGGGGCCGCCGGTGTCCTTCCCTGAGCCCGACGCCCGCGTGGTGCGCGCCCAGGTGCTGCAGGCCCTGGCCGTGCTGCAGCCCCTGGCTGACGGCTTCCTGCCCGTGGGCGCGCTGGTGGAGGACGCCCGGATGGCGCTGGCTGGGCATGGCGGCCTGACCGCCACCCAGCTGGGCCAGCTGCGCAGCTGGGCAGCCCGCTGGCAGGCGCTGGACCCACGGCTGCGCCAGCTGTACGCCCAGCACCTGGGCCGTGGTGCAGTACAGGCTGCCCTGTGGACCCTGCTGGTGGCGCGCAGGCCATGCACGCCCAGCGGTGCCGTGTACGGTGGCCTGCGCGCCCTGTGGGCCGACGTGTACGGCTACCCGCCCAGCCTGGAGCTGGTGCCCTGGGTGCACCTGCGCACCGTGTCCCCGTGAGAATCTACCCGCCACGCGGTAGCGTGGCACCCGCAACGTGGTTAGACCCACACCCCACACCGAGCACACGCCCCCTGGAGGCACAGACCATGACCGACACCGACACCGACACCACCGCCCAGGCATGGCTGTGGGTTCTGCAGCACAGCGCCCTGATCGAAGGCACCGCCCGCAAGCTGGGCAACGGCTCCGGCGTTGACGTGGAGGACCTGCACAGCGAGCTGCTGCTGCGGATCGTCCGCGTGTGGCCGAAGTACGACAACGCCCGCAGCGCGCCCAGCACCTGGGTGTGGTGGCAGGCCCGCGCCGCGAAGAAGGAGATGGTCAAGGCTCGCGCCCGGCGGCTGTACGAGGAGCCCCTGCCCGACGACGGCGAGCACGCCCTGCGCGTGCAGCTGCCCGCCGCCGAGGCCACCGTGCTGCTGGGCGAGCTGCGCGAGCTGGCAACACCTGACGAGTGGGACGCGCTGCTGGCGCGTGCCCACGGCTACGAGGGGGCCGAGCTGCGCGAGCGCTGCGGCTGCGCCCCGTTCAGCGCCCGTCGCCGGGTCGCCCGGCTGCTGGCGCGCACTGTCTAACCCTGGAGACCCCGATGCCTACCATCGATACCCGCGACACTGCGCTGCTGCGCACCCTGCAGACGCCCGACGGCGAGCTGCCGCTGCACGCTGTGTTCAGCGAGCTGGCCGAGCTGTGGCACACGAAGAACCCCGGCATGAGGAACAAGGACCTCGCCGCCCTGCTGGGCACGCGCCCGCAGGCGCTGAGCCAGTGGAAGTCGGGGAGCGACCCGCGTCGCCGCCCGCCCTGGAGCGCCATCGTGCTGCTGTGCCACCTGACCCGCAGGCAGGTGATGATGCACCCGGCTGGGCTGCGGCTGCAGCGCATCCGGCCCTGGCCGCACGACGGCACGCCAGCCACGCACGACGGGTGAGCCACGCGGGGCGCGGCACAGCGTGGGAGCAGCTGCTGGAGCTGCACGCCACCCGCTACGAGCGAGCCGGGCAGGCGGTGGTGCTGCGCACCCCGCCCCCGGTGAAGCTGCTGAAGGCCATGCCCGGAGGGCGGTGGCTGGCCGTGATGACCAGCGAGGGGCCGCCCGACTACAGCATGCTCGTGGGCCGCCCAGCAGGCGGCCCGCTGGCCGTGCTGGCCGAGGCGAAGAACAACGACAGCGGGCGGTGGGCGCTGAAGCAGCTGCACCCGCATCAGGCGCAGAAGCTGCAACTGTGGCACGGCCTGGGCGGGCTGGCCTGCGTCATCCTGGGTCACCAGCCCACGCGCACCGGGTACGTGCTGCCCTGGGCCACGCTCGGTCCCGTGTGGCAGCGGTGGCACGCGCAGAAGCTGACGGGCCGGAAGGCCACCAGCGGGACCGCCAGCCTGGGCGAAGGTGACCTCGCCGCCCTGGGCGTGCCCTGGCCCATGGGCCAGGGCTACCTGGGCGCGCTACTGCACTGCGCCCCGGTGCCGTAGCTACTGCAGCAGCTGCAGCAGGCCCAGGGCAGCGGCCAGCAGCAGGCCCAGGGCAGGCACTGCCAGCAGCAGCCCGCACCCGCAGCCCAGCCAGAACGTGCGGCGTTCACCGGGCGGCATCTGGTGCGGGCTGCGCCAGCCCTCGCTGAGCAGGAACATGGAGCCTCCAAGGGGATGCCCCGTTGTAGGCCGCCGCCGTGTGCGCCGCACCGCCTGGGCGTGCTACAACATGGGGCACCCGGCTGGTAGGAGCCAGCCGGGGCCTGCGTGGGGCGATGCCCCATCACGCAGCAATCACCAGCACACAGGGTTCAGGTGGTGAGAGCACCAGCAGTCTACCCCCGCGACGTCTCCACGTCCAGCCTGGGCGACCGCGCTGCGACGTGGGCAGTGACGCAGGGCCTGCGTCAGCTGGCCGAGCGCGACGACGCTGTGGGGCGCGGCACCCGAGCCCTGCTGCACTGCTGGCGGGCAGCCCACGACAGGGCGGCCCAGGTGCTGCCCTGCGGCGTGCTGTACGTGGAGACGTGCCCGGCCTACCTGGGCACCCTGCAGGGAATGACTCGCTGGGCGGCCCGTGTGGCGTGGAAGGCTGCCCAGCAGCTGGTCGGCTGGCTGGAAGTGACCGCCGCTGAAGCGGTGTCCCTGGGTGCCAGCCTGCGCCCGCTGCCGCCCGGCAAGCGCAGGGGCGGCAGGCACCTGCTGCTTCACCCCTGGCAGGCCATGGGCCTGCGCATCGCCTGCGGAGCCATGGCGGCCCCTGCTGGCCCGCAGGCCCGCACGGTGGTGCTGCCCCGCCCCGCCGCCCTGGGACGGCTGCAGGCCGCCCAGGGGCCGCGCACGGTGGCGGTGTGCTGCCCTGCCCATAGCGACCGCCACCCGTCCCTGGTGCTGTGGGGCAACGGTGGCGGCCAGTGCATGGCCTGCGGGTGGCGCGTGGCCTGGGTGGCCACGGCCTCGCAACTGGTGCTGCACCCGGCCCAGGGGCAGCGCCTGCCCGCCCAGGGTGCCCACCACCACAGCGCCGCCACAACAAACACCCCCCCACGGGGGGCTGCACCCAGCACCGGCCCCGTGGGTGGGCTGGTGGCTACCCGCAGCAGCTGTACAGCCCACGTCGGTGCCACCCTGGCAGCGTGGCAGGACAAGGCCAGCCGGTGGCAGCTGGCCCGCAGCCCTGGTCACCGGCTGGCGGGTGACCCGGCCCACGCCCTGGCTGTGGCCGAGCGCCGCAGCGCAGGGCCAGCAGCCACGGACCGCGCCCAGGTGGCCGTGGTGGCAGGCCCTGGCCTGCCGGGTCGCGCCCTGCTGCCCGACCGGCTGATGTCCGTGTCGTGCATGGGCCGCGCCAGCTGGCGGGACCGCTGGGAGGCCAGGGTGCAGCGCTGGATGCTGGTGGACTTGGACGACGTGCAGGGCCTGGACAGCTGCGGCCCAGCGCTGGGCAGCGCCCTGGCCGCCGCAGCCCTGGCTGACCACGAGGTAGGCCAGCGCGTGGCGGTGGTGCGCACCGGCCCCACCGGGCTGCAGGTGTGGGTGGAGCTGGCCGCGCCCCGGCACAGCCCGGCCACGTGGTGCAGGCTGCCCGAGGTGCGCCGCTGGCACGCGTCCCTGGGTGCTCGTCTGCTGGCCGTGGCCCACGGCCTGGGCGCGGCTGCCGGGCACCCCGACGCCAGCGTGTGCGCAGCAGGCCGGTTCGGCAGGCGGCCCGGCTGGCGGGTGGTGCGGGGCAAGGCGTACCGCAGCCATCTGCTGGCCCTGGTGGCGTAGGGTGTGCGCCCCGGCCCTGGTGCGGCTACAACATGTCAGACGGCGGCTGCTGGCAGCGGCTGAAACCGTGCCTCGCCTGTGTGCTACGTGTGGGGCCAGTAGTCGCCGTCATCTACCCTTGCCATGAGCCGCCAGTCCGCCACCGTCGAAGTCGGTACGAGGCTTCGGCTGGACACGCGGCAGCTGCCCGCCCGCATGACGGACGCCCTGCAGCAGCACCTGACGGTGGCGAACCCTGAGCGCAGCAAGGCGCAGCGGTCGGGCCGCGACCCCGACCGGGTGCCGCCCCTGGTGCAGCTGTTCAACCGGGAAGGCCCGCAGCTGCTGCTGCCCCGTGGGGCACTGCCCCTGCTGCAGACCCAGGCACGCCAGCACCACGTGCCCCTGGCCTGGGTCAGCCACGTGGTGAGCCGCAGCACGCAGCGTGTGCCGATGGACGACCTGCACGTGGAGCTGCGCGACTACCAGCGCACCGCCGTGCAGGCCCTGGTCATGGGCGTGCAGGGCTACGTGAAGGCCCCGTGCGGTGCGGGCAAGACCATCATCGGGGCGTCTGCTGCCATCTGCACCGGGGAGCCCACCCTGGTGCTGGTGCACACGCACGACCTGCTGCAGCAGTGGGTGGGCCTGCTGCGCAGTTGGGAGTACAGGGTGCGCAGCATCAGCGGCGGGGCGAAGGTCGCGCTGAGGAAGCCCCTGGCTGTGGAGAACGGGCAGCCCGAGTTCGCCGTGGCCACCGTGCAGACTCTGACGCGGGCTGGCGCAGCTGCCACCACGCTGCTGGAGAGCGCGGGTGCCGTCCTGCTGGACGAGGCACACCACGCCCCGGCAGGCACCTTCCGCAGCTTGCTGGAGCGCTGCCCTGCCCGGTACAGGTGGGGCGTCACAGCCACACCGAAGCGTGACGACGGCTGGGACGTGCTGCTGCCGCTGGTCATCGGGCCTGAGCTGTGGTCCACGACCATGGCCGAGCTGGTGGCTGGCGGCTGGCTGATGCTGCCCCGCCTGCTGCCTGTGCGCAGCGGGGCCACCCTGGACGAGACGGCCTACCGCAGCCAGGGCGGCACCGGGCGGGCGAACATGGCCATCGCCACGAACCTGCTGGCTGCCGACCCCGACCGCGAGCTGCTGCTGCTGCGCGTGTGCACCCTGCTGGCCGAGTACGGCAGGACGGTGCTGCTGCTGGTGCCCCGCGTGGCCCAGGCGCACCGGCTGGCCAGCTTGCTGCAGGCGCAGGGCGTGCTGGCCATGGCCGTCACCAGCGACGTGGGCAAGGGGCTGCGCCGTCAACGGCTGCAGCACCTGCGCCAGCGCCAGCTGCAGGTGCTGGTGGCCACCCAGCTGGCCGACGAGGGGCTGGACGTGCCCGCCCTGGACGCCCTGGTGGTGGCCAGCACAGGCCGGGCAGCGGGCCGGGCAGTGCAGCGGGTGGGCCGGGTCATGCGCCTGAGCCCCGGCAAGGGCGAGCCCCTGGTGGTGGACGTGGTGGACCCGACCCCGTTCGGCAGCCAGTGGCAGGCCAGGGCGCGGGCCTACTTCAGTGAGCTGGGCATCGTTGCCCCGCGCCCGCAGCACGCGCTGGAGCTGCTGGCGGAACTGGAGGCCACCCTGCGGTGCTCCGAGGATGCGCACAGGTAGGGGACCCTTCGGTTTATTTTGCAGGTAGTGACGATTTCTCCTTGCCGCCTAACCACAGCCGGGGCATATTGAGTGGGCCAGGGGGGAAACGCCCCGCAGGCAAAACTCAAGCACACAGGCGAGAACATGACCAACATTCTCAACATCTCCACCGACGTCATCAACCGCACCGACCTGATTGCCGCCCTGAAGGCGACCAACGCGTACAGCAAGGTGGCCCGGTTCAACGTGGCCGACCTGCGCAACTACGCCCAGAAGGTCCAGGTCATCCGTGCCGACGAGAGCGAGAACAACATGGAGCAGGTGGCGCTGAACGCCGACAACGTGGACGCCGAGCTGGCGCGGAACCCCGCCGAGGAGGCCCCGGCCACCGAGCCCGACGCCGCCGCCCTGCTGGAGCAGCTGGACGCCACGGTGGAAGAGGCCACGAAGCCCCGCAAGAGCGGCGGCTACGCCACCAGCAAGGCCCGTTACACCCGCGCGCCCAGCAAGAAGGTGCAGGGCAAGGTGGACGCCATGCTGGCCGACAGCCCCGCCGAGGTGGTGGTGACCGAGACCATGCTGACCGAGGCCGGCCTGGGGAAGGGCTGGCTGCGGGCCAGCGCCAACCACCGCAAGTGGACCGAGGGCGGCGTGTACGCCCAGGCCGCCGCAGGTGCCGGCTACCAGCTGGTGAGCGTGGACCGCAACGAGGGCGTGACCCTGCGTAAGGCGTAGCCCGCCCCGCCCCCGCAGCCCCCTGCGCCCCGGCAGCCACACGGCAGCCGGGGCGCAGTTGCGTGTGGGATGCAGCTGCCACGCACCCCGGACAGATTCTGTCCGGACAGATTCTGTCCGGGTGTTACGGTGCCGGTGTGCGGTTACGGGGCTGGTGGCCTACAACGGGGCACACACCACCCAGGAGCCCCCCATGCCCCGACCGCAGGGCCGCCCGCAGCTGCGCTTTCGCGCAGCTGCCACACTGGCTGACCGCTACGACGAGTCCGTTGTGCACGGGCTGCCCGCCAGCGCGATGGTCATCAGCAACAGCGAGCGGAAGGACGCGCACTGCGGCAGGCGCTGGTGGTTCAGCCGTAGCGTGGGGCTGCAGTCCCTGCCCGGCAAGGCGCTGCGCTTCGGCGCGGCCTACGACGAGGCCATGGGGCGCATCTTGGAGTTCTACCGGGACAACGACGGCGCGTTGTACACCCAGGGCGGCCTGCACCGCTGCCCCGCCTGTGCTGGCGACGGCTGGCTGTACGTGGACGGCCAGCAGCAGGACTGTGCCAGTTGTGGCGGCACCGGCCTGGGCGCGTTCGCCCTGGTGGCCCGCCAGCTGGCCCTGACGCCCGAGGTGTACGAGGAGGACGGTGGCCTGGATGCCGAGCTGGAGCGGCTGCAGCGCGCCCTGGAGGGCTGGCTGCAGACCTACGACGCCAGCATGGCCAGCGAGTACCGCGTGCTGGCCGTGCAGCCCACGTTCGCCGTGCCTATCACCAGCCCCACCACCGGGCAGGTGTACCGCAGCAAGGTGCCTGTCGTGCCCACCGACGACGGCTGGCGGCTGGCCACCGGCCACGACCTGCCCGACACCGTGCAGCTGGTGCTGCTGCCCTGGTACCAGCTGGTGAAGCTGGACGCCGTGGTGCAGGAGCGCCGCAGCGGCACCCTGCGCACCTGGGAGGTGAAGACCAGCGGCACCCCCGAGGGGTTCAGCGCCGACCTGCTGCTGGACACCCAGCTGCCCGGCTACGTGCGCGCCCTGTGGTACGTGACCCAGGCCCTGGGCCTGTACGACGGTGCCCAGCCCGGCGGCTGGCTGTGGGACGTGACCAGCAGCCAGCCGCACCGCGACCCCCGCCGGCTGAAGGATGGCAGCTGGAGCACGGCCAAGAACCAGCGCGTGCCCAGCTGGCGCTGGCGGCAGGCCCTGGCCGACGAGCCGCTGAACGAGGCCCTGGCCAGCCGGGAGGCCGACCGCCTGGAGCAGCTGCTCCAGGGTGCCGATGCCGAGTACGACCGGGCCGCCCAGGCTGCGAAGGAAGCCGGCAGCGGCAAGGCGGGAGCACCCTTCCGCGCTGCCCGCGCCGCCGCGAAGGAGGCCGCGAAGGCGGCGAAGGTGCAGGCCCAGGGCATGCGCAACCGGGCCGACGCCCTGGCCATGGTCCAGCTGGCGCTGGAGACGGTAGACCCGGCCCTGTACGTGCGCCGGTGGGGCAAGTTCACCCCGGAGCGCCTGCGCGAGTACGAGCTGGAACTGTACGCCGACGCCGTGCGCATCAGCAGCTGGCTGCGGGCCATGCCCGGCACCGCCAGCCAGCCCTGGCAGCACGACGAGCGCGTGGCATTGAACTGGCCCCGCGTGCCCCTGTGCCGCCTGCCCGGCGGGCACTGCCCGTACACCGGCCCCTGCCTGGAGGACAGCGCCGAGGCGCGGTCCTCCTTCGATACCCGCCAGCCACTGCGCTGGCTCCACAGTGCGGCCCTGGCCGTGCACCACACCCCCCCCGAGAAGGACGACACCCCATGAGCATCCTCAACTGGACGAAGGTGGGCGACATGCCTGCCTCTAGCATCCTCATCAAGCTGCTGCTGTACGGTGACAGCGGGGCCGGGAAGACGTGGTGCGCCAGCACCGCGCCGAAGCCCTGCTTCCTGCTGACCGAGCCGAACGGGCTGCCCACCATCCGGGCGTCGAACCCCGACGCCGTGGTGGTGCAGGCCGACGAGGCGAACGGCGGCATGACCACCGTGCGTAACTTCCTGCGCGCCGCCATCAGCGGCGAGCTGGCCGAGCAGGCCGGGTGCCAGTCCATCGTCATCGACAGCCTGAACGAGCTGCAGCGCATGCTGCGGGACGAGATCATGGCAGGCAAGCGGGGCACCCCGCAGGCAGGCACGTTCACCCTGCAGGATTGGGGCACGCTGACCGACAAGATGCGCGGACTAGTGCGGGCCTTCCGCGACCTCCCCTTCCACGTCGTGGGCATCACCCACGCCAGCGCCGCCACCGACGAGGCCAGCGGCATCCGGTACGTGCAGCCCATGTTCCAGGGGAAGAGCCTGCCGAACGAGATCGCTGGCTATTTCAGCGCGGTGGGCTTCATGTACCGGGAGCACGCGGCCCTGGAGGGTACCGACGAGCTGCAGGTGCAGCACCGCGTGCTGCTGGAAGGCCCCGCCAGTGTGCTGAGCAAGGTGCTTCCCGGCCTGGACGCCGTGGAGGTGCCCGACATCGGCTCCTGGCTGGAGCGCATGGCCGCCCACGAGCCGGGTGTCAAGCCCACGCCCCGGAAGGCCGCTGCGGACCCGACCGCCCCGCCGAAGAAGAAGAGTCGTCGCGCTGCGGCGAACAGCTGAACCACACCACACGCGGGGGCGCTGCCCCCGCACACACTGAGAGGACAACAATGGCATTCGAAGTCAACCCCGAGGGGTACGAGGACAAGGGCGGCCCGCGCCGACCGGACGTGCGCGCAGGCGAGAAGCTGCTGTGGCTGGCCGGGATGACGTTCGGCAAGTCGCAGAACGACAACGTCAAGATTGACGCCTGCTACGTGGTCGTCGGCGACAACGACGGCGGCCAGGACGTGGGCGGGCTGGTGTGGACGAACTTCACGCTGACGCAGACCGCCGCCTGGAAGCTGCAGCAGGTGTCCGTGGCCCTGCAGCAGCGCGGCAGCTGGAACGCCGAGAACCCGAAGGAGGCGTGGGACGTGCTGAGCAAGCGGCCCGTCATCGCTGACATCAGCGTGCAGCCGAAGCACAGCGGTGACGGCACCCGCCCGAACATCGAGCGGTTCAAGCCCTACGGTGGCGATGTCACCGAGGGTATGGAGGCGGTGGTGAACGCCGCCGAGGGCTGGTACACCGAGTGGTCGAGGAAGAAGGCCCAGGGCGGTGGTGGGCGCAGCGCCGGGCCGACCGGCGGCTACGGTGGGGGCGCGCCCGCCGACGACGGCATCCCCTTCTAGCCCTGCAGGCGGCCCGGTGCGCCGGGCCGCCGGCTACCCTACAACGGGGCAGCGGCACAGCTGCTGCTCACCCGCCCGCAGCCATCCCCGGCTGCACCCCCGTGCCTGCTGCACACTCCCTCCCTGGTGCAGCAGGCACACCCTCATGGAGGCACACCCGTGAACCACACACCCGTGAACCACACCACCGTCCTGCCACCCAACTGGTGGAGCCTTCCGCCAGCGCCCGCCGACCAGCGACTGCTGCACCTGCTGCTGATGGCCCAGGCCGACCGCGACGGAGTGGTCCAGCTGGACACCACGCAGCTGGCCCCGGCCCTGGGCACCACCCGCGTGAGCGTTGTCCAACTGTTGGACGCCCTGGAGGCTGCTGGGCTGCTGGCCATGTACCCCACCGCCAGCGGCGTGTGGGCGTGGCTGCCGCACGTGGCCGAGTACCAGCCCACGCGGGGCAAGCTGCAGCGCCCCCGCGACCCGGCTTTGCCGGCACCGCCCCGCGACCGTGTGGTGGCCACCCTGGCCCAGCTGTGGGGCCGCCAGCCCACCACCCCCGAGGCCAGGGCTGCCTGCCCCCGCGCATGGGGGCGCAGCGGGCGCAGCGCCGGCAGCACCGGCCCAGCCCCCGAGGCTGTGGCTCAAGTGTGGGAGGCGTGGCGCGCCCGGCAGGACCGGCCCGAAGCCTGCCGCCTGGGCGTGGGTGCCAGGGCCATCATCGCCCGAGCCCTGGGTGAAACCACCCCCGAGCACCTGCTACTGCTGCTGCGGTTCGCTTACGAGGCCGACGCTGCTGGCCCCCGCTTCTGGCGTGGCGCGAACGACCAGCGCCGCACGTACCTGGGCCTGGACAACCTGCTGCGCCTGGGCAAGCTGCAGGAGCGCCTGCAGCACGCCCTGGCCTGGGACGAGCGGCAGGCCCGGCAGGGTGCCCAGGGTGACGGCACCACCCTGGGTCCGCTCGCGTCCTACAGGCGGCCCAGGGCGGCCCGCCCTGCAGCGGAGGGTGCAGCCGACCAGCCAGCTGGGGACCAGCCAGCGGACCGCACAGGTCCGGCAGGGACGACCAGCACGCCAGCCCCCCGACCGCTGCGCCTGAGCACGCAGTGCCGCCGCATGCTGGGCATGCTGGTGCAGCGTGGCCCGGCTGGCGTGCGCACCAGCGAGCTGGCCCGCATCGGGCTGAAGTACACCGGGCGCATCAGCGAGCTGCGGGGCGTGGGCTGCGACGTGTACGTGGCCGAACGCGACCCCGGCGGGGACAACCTGTACGTGATGCGGAACGCCGGGAAGTACGCTGACGGCTGCCCGCAGTGCCGTGCCCTGGTGGCCGCCCAGGGCTGCCTGCTGTGCGGACGTGGCCTGGAGAACGACAGGTGACCCCCGAACAGGTCGCGCTGTCTCAGCGCCCCGTGGCCGCCCTGGTCCCTTTCAACAGCGCAGAAGGAGTAGCGCAATGAGCAGCAAGAACACCATCACCATCGACGGCGTCGAGTACGTCCGGGCAGACAGCGTCACCAACTACGAGCCGCCCGAGGGTACGCGCCACGTCATCGTCATCGACCG